GCAATAAACATGGCATCGGATCCATCTAGCAGATTTGTTGTGTATAACATTGAGTTTGCAAGAAACACTGATGGCCCAGACATGACAGTGTTTTTAAGTGAGGTTCTATAATGACAACAAATGCAACTGCAAATCTTCCATATCCAGAAAGTGCATCTGAGGATAAATCAGTAAAGATTGCAACACCAGATCTTATTCTTTTAAATGATGAGGTTATGTCTATTGAGATAATGACAGACCTTATATTTGAAGATATTGGTGGGTACGAACTTGCCACTATATCTAGGCATGATCTGGTAAATGGACAAAAAGTTATATATACTCCAATTAAAAATTTAACAGACCTTTATTTACAGTATAACCCAAACAATGTTTTAAGGCTGCAGGCATCTGATTCCTATCTTAAATCTTTATCTTTATCCATATTCGATCACCTTCCAGTCTGTGGGACTGGGTACGATATATCTCCACCAGTCGGCAATCTAAATGAACAAGACAAGACCAAGTGGACAAAAACACCTAACTGCAAATCAGTCTATATAGACCCAATAAGCGGAGACTTAGTTATTAATTTAGTTAATGTTAAAGAGGGCGAGCAAGCAGAAATTAATATATTAAGCAGTGGAAGCATTTTTGATGATACAATACATAGTGGGAGTAATTAATGATAACTAATATAGGTAAAAATCTTTTAGCCAAGTATCTTGTGGGTCAAACACAATCGTATGCCTCTCACATTGCCGTGGGCTGTGGACCCAGTCCAGTGGCTTCTGACGGGGGTGTTTTTGGAGACTACGCACTAAAGAAGTCTTTAGATTTTGAGATGTTCCGTGTTCCTATTATTTCTAGAGGATTTGTAAATGAGAACGGTATTGATAAGGTAGTCCTAACAGCAGAATTACCAACAGAAGAAAGATATGAGATTACTGAGGTTGGTGTTTTTTCAGCAGCATCAAATCCAGTTGCTGGATCCTTTGATAGCAGGACGATATATTCTTTTGCAGATACTGATAATTGGCTATACCAGCCTTTGGGTTCTGCTGCAATTGACATAGAGTCCAAGTATGAGCCATTAGATGGTGTTGCTGAAAATGGAATTATAAATCAATCTCTTAATGTTTTTAAGACAAATGCAGACAACAGAATATTTACTAACCAACAAAGAGTTGCAAGAAATGAAAGATGTAGGTTTTTAAATAACATTATTGCTATAGTTGGAAACGATTCTACCCTTACACGGAACCAGTTGGGTAAAATTGATGTTGGTACTGGATCTAAATATATTAGGCTTAATCAAACCACTGTAGACCTTACAAAAAATAGTCCATTAGATGAACTAAGGCTGGCGTTTTCCGTTGTAAGCAAAAGCCCTAGCCCAAGTACAGTTCCAGACAATGTTAAAATTTTGTTAGAATTTTCTTATACTGGATTAAACTCTGCACAGGAGTATGCAAGGTTTGAGGTAGATATTGATGATGTAGGATACTCTGCTGGAACAGCAGTACAAGAAGTAAATTTTGCTTTAAACAGATACGTTGTTGCTACAAAATCACTTAAAGACTTAAACAAAACAGACAATTTTGACTGGAGAGAAGTAACTGTCGCAAAAATTTATGCTTGTGTTACTGAGGCTGGATTACCTTCTAATTTGTTTTATGTTTGTTTAGATGGACTAAGACTAGAAAACATTACATCTACAAACTCTTTATACGGACTTACTGGATATTCTGTAATTAAAAGCGTTGGAGCAAAACCAATTATAAAATCAGCAAACACAACAAACTATATTGAGTTTAGATTTGCCCTGGATGTTGGATAATGGCAGATAAAGGAATAAAAAATGTTATTATTAAAAAAGACTTACTTGGCAAAGTAACATCTTCTAACTCAAGAGTTTTAAGATTTAGAATAGTAGCCGAAGACAAAAATAGAAAATCGGCCTATTCAAAAATTTTTGTACTTGGTTCCGAGGCCGTCGTCGTTGGTCCAGGAGACCTTAACCGAATTGGTAATACAGTTTTTCTAAATTGGGCAGTAGGGGAAGTTTCAATACAAATAACTTATGACATATTTGTTGGTTTTGATGGAGCAACTCCGTCTTATCTAGGAACTACTGGATCACAAAATTATTCATTTTTAAAAACAGGAACACAGTCAGTAAGGGCGATAGTTCAAATATCATCTATTAACCCAGCACCTACACAAAACTTAGAAGTTTATGACTCTGGAATCGTAAGTCTGGTATAATTATAGTATGGCAATATTACCCGTACCAGAACGAGGCCAACCACTAGACGTAACATACATCTATCAGATTGTTAAGGCTATCAATGATCTTTCTGTTCAGGTGTCTCCATCAGCGTATAAGTACGTAACAATAGACACACCAAATGCTGGAAAGCAAAGTGTCAAAGCCTCCGAGGCAAGAATTATTGGAGGTTACGTTCAGGTGACAACAAGCACAACGCAAACTGCTGGATCTTCTCAGCCATTTTCTTATGATTTTTCAAGCGAGTTTAAATTTGCACCAGTAGTAACAGCAACACCAGTAAACGTTGGAAACACAGATGCAGGTAAAGATGTTACGGTTACACTAAAAAGCATTTCAACTTCAAAGGTTGAGGGTACGGTTAAGTTTAATGCTGGAGGCGACACAAGTATTGGTATTAACCTAGTAATTATTGGAATACCAAATTAATGATTAAATGTAAAAAATGTAATGGAAGAATGTTTATAGATCGACAATATACAGAAATAAACAATTTAGAACTATATTGTATTCTTTGTGGAATGAGAACGTTTTTTCATCCACCAAACAATTCTCAGGGGGGCCGATGGCTACTAAAAAAGGAACAATTGAGAGCGAAAAATACAATGAGTCACCTGTAATACCAGGTAACAAAAAGGTTTGGTTTCTTAACGGCAGCCTAGTTAGAATACATCACTACAACCACTCCAATGGAATAATGTCTGTTTATAATATAAACAAAGATCAAATTGAAAGTTGTTTAATTAGTGATTTTAAAAATAAAAGAGAACGAGCATATACGGTAGGCCAAACTGCTGACTTAGTTAACCGTCATAAAAAATATATGCCATCACTAATGAAACGAGGAGTCATTCCATTCCCAACGGGATCTCAAAAAGGTGGGGCAAGAGGATTTCAGGTAAGATCATATTACTCAGAATCACAGGTAAGAGAGATACGTGATATACTTGCTTCACACCATATTGGCAGACCAAGAAAAGATAAGTTAGTTACTAATGATATTACTCCCAGCAAGCAAGAGTTGACACGCAGAATGGGCGATGGTATACTTACATATAGAAGAACTGAAGACGGACGATTTGTTCCAATCTGGAATGAGTCTATTTAACGAAGGGTATAAAATGGAAAACGAAGACACAAAGGTATCCGTTACACTTGGATACACACTTAACCTTGGCAACTTTCAATCATTAAGACTTGATCTTGGTGTTGTTGATTCAAGACGTAATGGAGAATCTCCAGACCAGGCTTTTGAGCGTGTGTATAAGTTTGTTGAAGATAAACTTACAGCAAAAATTAAAGAAGCACAAGAAGAGGCTGCTGAAGGATAATGGCAGAACGCAAAGACCGTATGGCTTTGCTTTCAAGATACAGCAAGCATCATACCGCAAGGTACGAATCAAAGCCATCCCTTAACCTAAATGTAGAACAATGGGCATCTGATGCTCTTGTAGAATCATATACATTACCAGGGTGCTACGATATACTTGAGTATTACTTTTCAGTTGCAGAGAATCCTTCTTGGAATTATTTTGCATATAACGCAGAAAAAATATTACAGGCACAAAGAGATAAAATAAAAGATAATACCGAAAGAGCAGAACGCAGACGAATGGCAAAGGAGTGGTTAAGTGAATAATACAGAGGCAAAACTACTTACGGCTGTTTTAAAAGATAAACAGATCCATGTTCTTCTTCAGGCAAATGTTGATAACCTTCTAAGAACTCATGGAGATATTTGGAACTTTGTCAGACTGTATTTTGAGAACAACTCAGTTCTTCCACCAGTAGAATTAGTTACAGAAAAGTTTAGAGACTTTGAGCCAGTAGCAGGTATCGGTGCAACAAAGCATCACCTTGAAGAGTTACAGGGTGAGTATCTTACAGACAGCCTAAAAGATATAATTAGGTCTGCAGCATCCGAGATCCAAAATAATAATGGAACTGGTGCCCTCAATGAATTAATTACAAAGACTTCAGAACTAAAAAAGAACACTGCTGCAATTAGAGATATCGATGTTACGGATCTTGAATCTGCCGTTGCTTACTTTGAAAATTTAAAGAAGCAGCAACTTCTTGGCCATGTTGGTATCAAGACTGGACTTCCAGGATTTGACAACTACCTTCCTTCAGGAATCATGCCAGGGCAGTTAGGAGTCTTCCTTGCATACCCAGGTATCGGAAAGTCCTGGTTGGCTCTCTACTTCGCTGTACAGGCCTGGAAACAGGGTCGTAGCCCATTAGTGATCAGTCTTGAAATGAGTGAAACGGAAGTCCGTAACCGTGTATTTACAATCATGGGTGAAGGGCGTTGGTCGCATAGGAAATTAAGTAATGGTGAAGTTGAAATGGACATGCTAAAAGAATGGCATGAAAAAAATCTTCAAGGTAAACCAGAATTCCATATCATCTCAAATGATCAGGGTGGAGAAATTAACCCTTCAGTGCTTCGTGGAAAGATCGATCAGTACAAGCCAGACTTTGTAATCGTTGACTACCTTCAATTGATGGCACCTAATCAGAAGTCAGATAATGAAACAGTACGAATGAAGAACCTTTCAAGAGAACTTAAACTAATGGCTATTGGTGAAGAGGTTCCAATCATTGCTATTTCATCTGCTACACCAGACGATGTAAATGACTTGTCAACAGTTCCTACATTAGGACAAACAGCATGGTCTAGACAGATTGCCTATGATGCTGACTGGGTATTAGCCCTTGGTCGTGGTACCAATAGCGATATTATTGAGTGTGCTTTTAGAAAGAATCGTAACGGATTCATGGGAGACTTCCTAGTTCAGTGTGATTTTGACAAGGGATACTATAGATACAAAGACTTTGAAGATAAGTAGTTATAATATGGTATGTCTAAAGTTGAAAAGAACCTGCCACCAACATTCTACCATCACAAGCCTATTAAAAGGTTTTACCTTGATGGGATAATTTATGACGACTCAATGATCGGCAGACTTAGAGAAGAGTATGTACGGTTATTGACTACAGAAATGAAGTTAAGTGGTTATGTTCCAAGAATTGATCTTGACCCAGACTTCACTATAAGGTATAATGATATCAAGAACTTTTTTGAATTTGAATTATCAATACAGGCAGTCTACGCAGGGAAAAGGAAGAGCACATGGATAGCAGGAATAGACGTAACCAATCCAATCTTTATTCCGCAGAACAAGTCAAGCGAGTCCTTACAGGATCGGGTGTTACCGTAGAGTCTGAACTTGATGCAGACTTTATGATCTTTTGTCCATTTCACAATAACCACAGAACACCAGCAGGAGAAGTACAAAAAGGTAGCGGGATGTTCTTTTGTTTTTCTTGTCAAAAGTCTGCAGATCTTATAGAACTTGTTATGCATACTTCTGGTAGAACTTATTTTGAGTCTGCTAGATTTATTAAGAGCAAAGAAAAGTTAACTAATATTACTACAGAGATCGACAAGGTTCTTGTAAAAGAAGAGCAGTACAAAAAATTTGATGAGTTAATTATTAAAAGATTGCACAACAACCTTGTTGCCTCAGAAAGAGCAAGAAACTATTTCACATATAGAAAAATTGAAAAGCCTTCTTGCATAAAGTTTTCATTAGGATATTCAGAAAAGCAAGACATGGTAACTGTTCCAGTACATAGTCCAGACGGAATCCCCTTGGGGTTTGTCGGCAGATCTATTGAAGGAAAAGATTTTAAGAATACTCCAGGGCTTCCAAAAAGTAAAACACTTTTTAACTTGCACAGAGTTAAGAAATCTGATAGAGTATATGTAGTGGAGTCATCCTTTGATGCAATTAGGCTTGATCAGGTTGGACTTCCAGCAGTAGCAACACTTGGTGCAAACGTATCAAGCACACAAATAGAATTGCTTCAGAAGTATTTCAATAACATTATTGTTATTGCTGATAACGATGAAGCGGGAGGAAACATGAAAGATAGGATAGTTGAAAAACTTTCTACTCGTGTTTCTGTTATTAAACTAAACAATCAGTATAAAGATATTGGAGACATGCCAGACGAAGAACTTAAGAATTTAGAGTTCCAGTTTGACAAATCCATATCTCTTATGCTAAACTAAGATAACAAACAAAGGAGAAATATATGAGCGTAGTAAAGGGACTCAAGAACATCAATGCCCTGCTCGACAAGCCAAAGTATGAAAACGACGGGCCAAAGTTAAAGTGGCTAAAACTCGCTGATGGACAATCAGTTAAGATTCGATTTATCGAAGAACTTGATGAAGACTCAGCAAACTATAATGAAAGTCGTGGACTAGCACTTGTTGTTAAGGAACACGTAAATCCAAAGGACTACAAGCGCAAGGCTGTAGACACAATGGAATCAGAAGGCCGTGACTGGGCAGAAGAAATGCACCGCAAGGATCCAAAAGCAGGTTGGCGTGGTCGTCTTCGCTTCTATTGCAACGTATTAGTTGACGATGGAATTGAAGCACCATATGTTGCAATCTGGTCAATGGGTATCAGCAAGCAGTCATCATTTAATACAATTCGTGAGTATGCACTAGAAACAGGAAGCATCTCAAACGTACTGTGGAAGTTAAAGCGTAATGGTCAGGGAACTGAAACAAATTACACACTAATTCCTGCAGCACCAGACAAGGAACCATTTGCATGGGGAACAGTTGAACCTTATCCTCTTGAGTCAGCACTTAAGAAGATTCCTTATGCCGAGCAAGAAGCATACTATTTGGGCTTTGATGGTCCATCTGTAACTTCATCTACCAACGCAGATTGGTAATATGAACTACGTAGGCTTACATGTCCATACCCATTTTAGTTTATTTGATGGGATTGCTACTCCAGAAGAATACGTGAACCGTGCAGTTGAGTTGGGGATGCCAGCAATTGCCATCACTGACCACGGTACTTTATCTGGGCATAGGGAACTGCACCGTATTGCAAAAGCAAATGGCATTAAGCCAATTCTAGGTCTAGAAGGATACATGTGTGCAGACATATCTGATACAAGAGATAAGTCTGAAAGAGAAGGTCAACAAGATCTTGTCTACAACCACATTATCCTTCTAGCCAAGAATCAAATTGGTTTAGAAAACCTTAACAAGATTAGTGAACTATCTTGGACGGATGGTTTCTTTAAGAAGCCAAGATTTGATTTTGAAATATTAGAAAAATACAAAGAAGGAATAATTGTTTCTTCTGCTTGCCCAAGTAGCGTTTTAGTTAAAGCCTTGGAAGAAGAAGAGTTTGCACTTGCCAAGAAGTATCTATCTTGGTTTAAGGAACGCTTTGGAGAAGATTACTATGTTGAGGTTATGCCTCACAATGAAGCACACATCAACAAGTATCTTATAGAACTTGCAGATGAGTTTGGCATTAAGGTTATTGTTACACCAGACTGCCACCATGTTGATCCATCACAAAAAGAAGTTCAAGAGTTTAAGTTGCTTATGAACACACACGGTAAGTTCGTAAAAGATGCAACATATGAAAAGTCAAAGAAAAAGGGCAACATTATGGAACGCCTTGATTATCTTTACGGCGAAGACCGTCAGATTACATTTAATAAGTTTGACATTCACCTGCTTTCATATGAAGAAATTAAAGCAGCGATGGAATTGCAGGGTATTGATAGACCTGACATATACTCAAACACAATCCTATTAGCAGAGACAGTGGGAGACTACGGCATTCAAGAAGGTCTAAACCTGCTACCAGTACAGTACAAGAGTCCTGACAAGGAACTTGCAAAGGCTGCTCTTGAAGGTTTGGTAGAGAGAGGTTTGTCAGAAAATCAAGAGTATCTTGACAGACTTCAAGAAGAGTTGCAGATTATTAAAGATAAAAATTTTGCTCCATACTTCCTTGTTGTGAGTAACATGATTAACTGGGCTAAGAAAGAAGAGATCATGGTTGGACCAGGCAGAGGTTCATCTGCTGGCTCTCTTGTTTGCTACGCATTAAAGATTACAGACATTGATCCTATTGAGCATAACCTTTTGTTCTTCCGTTTTATTAATCCAGAACGTAACGACTTTCCAGATATTGATACNGATATTCAGGATACTCGTCGTGAAGAAGTAAAAGATTATCTTGTTAGACAGTATCGACATGTTGCATCTATTGCTACCTTTCTTGAGTTTACAGGCAAAGGAATTGTTAGAGACGTAGCACGAGTACTAAACATTCCACTATCAGATGTCAATAAGGTTTTAAAGACCGTAGATACATGGGATGATTTCTGTACATCAAAATCAACATATGAGTTCCGTGAGAAGTATCCAGAGGTAGAAGTTTACGGAGAACAACTTCGTGGTCGTATTCGTGGTACAGGAATCCATGCTGCTGGTGTTGTAACTGCAAAAGAACCAATCTTTAGATACGCACCACTTGAGACAAGATCTTCTACTGGTTCTGATGAAAGAATTCCAGTTGTTGGTGTTGACATGGAAGAGGCTGAAAGAATTGGTTTAATTAAGATTGATGCTTTGGGTCTTAAGACTTTGTCTGTTCTTAAGAACACAATTGANATNATTAAAGANCGAGATGGAAAGAAGATAGATCTTCTTAAGATTAAGATGGATGATGCAAATGTGTATCAGATGTTGTCAGATGGACACACAAAAGGAGTGTTTCAGTGTGAAGCAGCACCGTATACAAACCTTCTTGTCAAGATGGGCGTTAAGAACCTCAATGAACTTGCTGCATCAAATGCTCTAGTTCGACCAGGTGCAATGAATACTATTGGAAAAGACTATGTTGATCGTAAACATGGTCGTCAAAATATATCTTATACACACCAAGTACTAAAGGAATTTACGGAGGACACTTATGGCTGTATTCTTTACCAGGAACAAGTTATGCAAGCATGCGTACACCTTGGCGGTATGTCCATGTCGGAAGCAGACAAAGTTAGAAAGATCATTGGAAAGAAAAAGGATGCTAAAGAATTTGATCAGTTTAAAGAGAAGTTCGTAGAAGGTGCATCAAAGTTTATTGCTCCCAACGCTGCTCGTGATCTATGGCATGACTTTGAGGCTCACGCAGGGTACTCATTTAACAAGTCTCACGCAGTAGCATACTCAACTCTATCATATTGGACAGCATGGCTAAAGTATTATTACCCACTTGAGTTTATGTACTCAGTGCTAAAGAATGAAAAGGACAAAGATGCAAGAACTGAATATCTTATTGAAGCAAAAAGAATGGGCATTAGCGTTAAGTTACCTCACATTAACGATTCGGATATTGATTTTAAAATTGAGGGTAAAGGCATTAGGTTTGGACTCAGTGCTATCAAGTTCATATCTGACAAAATTGGTGAACGATACATATCAGCACGACCATTTAATTCGTACAAAGAACTTGAAGAGTTTACATTTACCAAGGGCAACGGAGTAAACAGTCGTGCACTACAGGCACTAAGAGTAATTGGTGCTGCAACATTTAATGATAATCCTAGAAATGATCAGGAGATTAAAGAGAACCTATATGAATACTTAAACCTTCCAGAGTTTAATATTACTATCCCTTCTCACTACTATGCCTTCATTCAGGATATTGTTGACTTTGAGGAAAAGGGATCATACATTTTTATGGGTATGGTAAAATCAATTAAGCGAGGAACAGGATGGTCACGAGTTGAAGTTTTGGACAAAACTGGCAGTGTCGGTATATTTGATGATGAAAATACAACTATTGAGACAGGTCGTTCTTATCTGGTCTTGTGTAATGATAACAGGATTGTTTCTTTCATACCTTCAGATGAGATAAAAGAATCATCTCATGCACTTGTAAAGTTCTTAAGTTATAAGCAGTTGCCATACAAGGATGATGAAATGTTTGTAGTTTCTTTTAAGCCAAGGATTACAAAGACTGGAAAGAAGATGGCATCTCTTACACTTGCAGACACAAGCAGAGACTTGCATTCTATTACAGTTTTCCCTACATCTTTTGCAAAAGCATATATGCACATTGAAGAAGGAAAATCTTATAAGTTTGATTTTGGAAAGACAAAAGACGGAACAGTAACATTGGAGGATGTACATGTCAGTTAGTATAGAAGAAGCGTTAGCACAACTTGATCCTAAGTTAAGGAAAAGACTTGGAAGTGGGGTTGGTATTAATTATGAATACCAAGCAACACCAAGTTTTGGATTGAACCGTGCCCTAGGAGGAGGTCTTCCTTATGGAAGACAGGTTCTTATCTGGGGATCAAAGTCTTCTGCAAAGTCTTCTATGTGCCTTCAGATGATTGCTCTAGCACAAGCAGAAGGAAAGTTGTGTGCCTGGATTGATTCAGAAATGTCATACTCAGAAGAATGGGCTAGAACTTTGGGGGTAGATCCAGAAAAACTAATTTACTCACAAGCAAGAACTATTAGTGATATGGTAGATGTAGGCGTTGGACTAATGAACGCTGGAGTTGATTTAATTGTGGTAGACTCTATTACATCAATGCTTCCTGCAATTTATTTTGAGAAGGACACAGATGAAATGAAGGCTTTGGAAAACACAAAGCAGATTGGAGCAGAATCCCGTGACTTTAGTAACGCATGGAAAATGCTTAACTATGCAAACAATAAAGTTAAGCCAACTCTGCTTGTTCTTATTTCTCAGTCTCGTAACAATATCAATGCTATGTATACTAGCCAGCAGCCTTCTGGTGGTCAGGCTACTAAGTTTTATTCCTCATGTATTGTTAAACTCTTTTCTTCAGAGTCAGACAATCAAGCAATTAAGGGCAAAATCAAGGTAGGAGATAAATTAATTGAAGAAAAAATTGGTAGAACGATTAAGTGGGAACTCCAGTTCTCAAAAACCTCCCCAGGGTTTCAATCTGGCGAGTATGATTTTTATTTTAGAGGTGATGATATTGGTCTTGACACCATCGGCGATCTTGTTACTACTGCTGAACTAAACGGCATTGTAGAACGCACAGGTGCTTGGTACATCCTTCCAGACGGCTCAAAAGTCCAGGGTAAAGAGGCATTTGTTAATCGTGTAAGAGAGGATCTTGACTTGCAAGAATCAATCAAGGCAAAACTAAATGGCTAACTTTACTGTTTACAATGGAAAGTTTATTTGTCATGAATGTAAAAGTGATGTTAGATCTTTAAGGCTATACCCAGAAACAAAAACAGCAACATGGATGTGTCCAAATAAGCATCTTAGTACAGTTAAGTTTGGTAAGCAGAAATACAAGGGCAATGACAGAGAAGAGTGAGTCCAAAAGAATAGGTGCCAAGCAGCACAAGAACTCTGGACGCAACACTCAAAAGGGAGATGCTTCCTGGAAAAACTTTGTTGTAGACTTTAAAGAGGTGGGAAAGTCCTTTACTTTAAACAAAGAGGTTTGGGCAAAGGCGACAACTGATGCTATGAAGAATGGTAAAGACCCAGCCATTGTTGTCGTACTGGGCGAGGGTAACTCTAAAGTAAGACTTGCTATAATTGAGATGAGCATATTAGAAGATCTAGTGGAGGAATAATGGAACAACAACAAACAACGATAGAGATGGTTAATGGTTTGGCAGAGATTGCAGACTATATGCAGGACGAAGAATTGACTACTGCTTTAACATTCATTGCCAAGATAATTATTAAGCCAGATATTCCTTTGAATGTGGCTCACATAGAGATTGTAAGGCTTCAGGCAATTGCAGCAAAGATGGCCTTTAAGGCAACCTGGATGGCCAATGTTGATAAGTCAGATCGTGGAAAGAAGAATCTTTATTATACGGCAGCAGAGTCGTTAAATAACTTGGTGTCTGCACTAAAGTACATAACCCG